TGCACTTTCTACCCCCTTTGCTACTATATAACTACCTTCCCTTTACTATTGCCAGTTTAGAATAAAAGTCTTACCTTTGTACCAAAATAAATAAGTATATTATGGGTGGAGGACTTAAAGAAACTGCTGTGCTTGTACTTATAAGCATAATTTTGTGTTTGTCATTAGCTATGACAATATTTGCCTATATAAGGGGAAATATAGCCTATATAGGTACTTTAGTAGGCGTTGTAGGCTTTACAATACTACTGATTATGGGCTTAAAAGAGCGTTACGAGAAGTAATAACATTTGCATAGCCATACCTAAGAGGCTTAAATACAAACCTAAAACAGAAAGCCTCTTATATCTTCTTTCTTTTTCGTGCATTGGGGTATTTTGTTTCTCCAATGCTTCTCGTTGGTATAAGTATATTCTACCACTCTTTGGTGTCATTGGGCTAATGCCATAACGAAAAATAAGAACAAGCCCTACCATATTTATAAATAGGGCAATAATGTTTAATACTGTTATCATAAAAGTTGTTTTTTTATTATTTATACTCCTTTTCTCCCCTATATATTAGGTATGTTCGGGTAATAGTTGTGTCTCCAAGTTTTTCACCTTATCCTGCAATTCCGATACGTTCACTTCAAGTTCTGCAATTTTCTGATAGTTGGTAACTGGGTCTAAGAACTCAAAAGATATATGAGCTTGACACTCCCATATTTCCCTTATATCCTCTACTCTTACAGTAATATGTTTGTAATCTCTATTATCAGACTTACAATAAAGGAACCCTTTTTCCCTTGCCCTATTTGTTACCCTCTTTACGATTATCCCATCACATTCTGTGACAACTACACATACCCTATTATCACTCAACCACTCCCAATTTTCAACAAATTTACCTATTACGTAACTACCGTCCTGTAAGGTGGGGTACATAGAAAAACCGCTCACTTGAAACATACGATATGTACCATTTCGCATATCTGGGACACTGTATGTAGGTAGCTCCTCAATATAATTGCTATCATCATAGCCCTTAAGATAGCCCGCTTGGGCTTTTATGGACACTAATGGAATACGGTCATTATCTCTATCATCTACTACAACTACTTTAGGCATTAAACTACGCCCCTCTACCTTTATAGGCTCAATAATTTCCACACGAGGTGTTTTTATTACTTCTGTAGCCCTCTCACCTTTAAGCATTTCGCCATTTCCAGTGAGCAACCATTCTGCATTTAATTTAGGATGGTTTGACAAAATTTTGGCGATAACATCACCTCCTACTTCGCTATAAAGAGCGTTTCCTCTAAAATTTGAAGTGGCAACATTCAATTCGCCGAAAAAATTTTTCCTCTCAATCTGTTTATAATCAACATATTGAAGTATTCTTTGTTTAATTGGTGCTAAAATTTTGTCCATAATATTTTGTAGCGATAAAATTTTGACATACCTTTGCGCCAGAATTGGAACAATAAGTAACAATGGACAAAAGTAAGAAAAAAAAGTATAACAAGTACAATGCGAGCGTAATAAATGCATTGATTGAGAAACACGGTTTCTCTGGGCGATACATTCGCCAGTGTGTAAGTGGAGAGCGCACCAGCCTCTCAGCCGATAAAATCAGAAAGGACTACCAGAGTATGGTCGCCCCTTCTGAAAATAAAGTAAAAGAATTTTTAAACGAGTAAGCTATGAAAGTAGGAAACAAAGTAAGAGTATCGCCTTTTATCACCACAGACCCTTACGGTAAAACAGGGCAAGTAGGCGTATTAACGGGGGTATGTACCCGTGGAGATTTAGAGTTAGGCATTGTAACCTTTGCCGATAACAGTGTAGGTATCTACAACGTAGAATGTTTGGAACCCATAAAAGAATAATTTAAAACCTTTTAAACCCTATTTAAAATGAAAGTAAAAACCATTTACCTAATTAATGAGGACTTCCTCATCATCGGCAGAGAGATACGCACTACCTTCTTAGGTATGGTAGTGAAACGCGAAAAAATAGACTATCACAAACCAGTGAAGTACTGCCAATAACATTACATCACGTTTTTTATATTTTGATTTTATTGTTGTTTTTCCCCAAGTCAGTACGACTGTCAGCAACTGCTGGTGAAGCAAAATCACCTTGGGGAGCAAGGCAAAACGCCAAAAAAAAACAAAACTATGTACGCATTCCAAAATAACATATTATCTATCCCCGCACGCCTATTGTATGACGATTGGAAAGTAATGAGCTACAACACCTACAAATCGTACAGTCAGCGTGGTAAGCTCCAAGTTACCCAAGCGGGCAAAGGACAAGGTAATGAAGCGTGGGTAGCCTTTGAGAGCCTCCCCGTAGTGAAAGGTGTGAATGTTAAAGAATTTTGCGTGCGTATGCTCGGCAAGCCCGAAGAGGCTCACATCGTTACCAATGTATTAGAAGAGTATATTGTACCCGACCCCGAAGCCATCAACTTCTTTGCCGAGCACCGCAAACCTAACGGCAAATCACTCCCCCTCCCACAACAGCGGGAGAAAGCCACCTCCGCTATGATACTGGGTGCCATCGAAACGCTACTTAAAAGCCGTCCGCTTACTGCCAAAGCCTTTGGTAAGCGCAAAACCCAAATATGGCAAAACATCAGCGAAGCCGTGAACGCCCTAAACCCCGAAAAGTGGAGCTTCTCATTACCTAACAACCCACGAAGCCTACAACGCAAATACAACCAATTCCTTACCGAGCGTTACGCTACCTTCATTCACAAGGGCGAGGGCTCCGACAATGCTAAAATAGTAACCCCTACAATGGAACGCCTCTTTATATCCATCTGCTGTATGCCTAATAAACCTTACATCAGTTCGGTTTATGATATTTACAAGCATTTTCTATACGGCGAAATAGAACTTTTCGACCGCGCTACGGGCGAACTCTTTAATGTAGACGATTTTTGCGATGAGAATGGCAACCTGTTAGAAGTCTCTGAAAGCACCGTAAAACTATGGCTTAGCAAAGCCGAAAATCAGCTTATCATAGCCAAAGCCCGCAATGGAGAGTACGACTTTAGCCACAAGTTGCGCCCTCACGTTCACCGCCACGCACCGCTCTACTCAATGAGTAAAATAACCCTTGATGACCGCGATATAATGCACACCAAGCTACCCGACGGCTCCAAAGTAATGGCATACTATGCTTATGATGTGATGAGCACCGCTCTTATAGGTATTGCTCACAGCAAAAAGAAAGACACCGAGCTTTTCTTAGACTGTTTCCGCTCAATGTTTCAGTTCACTACCTCCTACGGCTTGGGTACCCCAATGCAGATAGAAGTAGAACGACACCTAACGGGAGAGTTTGCCGACGGGCTACTGAAAGCTAACAACCTATTTCCGTTTGTACGCTTCTGTAACCCTACCAACTCACAAGAGAAGTATGCCGAGACAATGATACGAGGTAAAAAATACGGTATAGAGAAAGACAGACACCAAAACGTAGGTCGCCACTATGCCCGCCGTGATAGCAACCGCACCACACAACAAAAGATATTCGACGAGTTCAACAACAATTACAAAGAAGCCAAAGCCTCTTATGATGATATTGTAGCAATGGAACTCCAAGAGCAAACCCTATACAATAACCAACTGCACCCCGACCAACAACGCTTCCCTGGGAAGACACGTTTAGACGTGTTTTTAGAGAACGTAAACCCCAACCTACCACAACTCAACCGAGCTCTTTTAGCCCAATACATAGGCAAATGCACCACTACTACCATACGCCGTAGCCAATACGTAACCGTACAATACCAAAAATACCAACTACCCAACCCGCAAGTACTTACCTTATTAGCCCCCAACAACTACCAAGTAGAAGCCTATTACTTGCCTAATAAGGATGGTATTACCGAGGTGTATTTATATCAAAATGGAGCCTTTCTATGCACTTGTACCCCAGTGCCTACCTTCAACCGCGCTAATGCCGAATGGACTCAGCACGATGAGCAGCAATATGCTGAAGCAATGAGCTATGTTACCCAGTTCGACCAAATGGTACGTACCCAATCAGAACAAAAGCTCAACCGCTTAGGAAGCCTTACCACACCCATACCCACCGCTACCGAAGTAGACTACACACCCGTAGACTACACCGAGACACCCGCACTCAACTATCAAGAGTACAGCAAAACAAAAGTAGAAACCATAAATAAAGCATTATTAGACTTATGATAACCACAGCCCTAAAAGAAAAAATCGTACAAGCAATTGCCGAAAACCGACAAAACTACCGCTATGACACCCACCACGCCAAAAGTCTTGGCATCAATGGTGCCCAGTACAACCGTGTAATGAAAGGCGAACGCGATGGCGTTCTCTCCGATGCCAAATGGATAAGCATCGCCCGCAAACTACAAGTGCAACTCCGTGACGAGGCTCCTTGGGTAACCGTCGAAACCGAAACCTTTCAGTACATCTACAGCCAGCTTACCGCCTGCCAAACACGCTCGCTTTCGGCTATCCTATGCGACCGTGCAGGTATAGGCAAAACACACACCGCCAAAGTGTATGTAAGCAAAAACAAAAATGCAGTATATATAGATTGCTCACAAGTAAAAACCAAACAAAAACTTATACGCAAAATCGCTCAAGAGTTTGGCATTACCTATACAGGACGATATGCCGAAGTGTACGAAGATTTGGTTTACTATTTAAAACAACTTGAAACCCCATTAGTGATTTTAGACGAAGCTGGCGACCTCGAATACCACGCCTTTTTGGAACTCAAAAGCCTTTGGAATGCTACCGAATATGTTTGCGGTTGGTATATGATGGGAGCCGACGGGTTACAAGCTAAAATCGACCGTAATAAGGGTATTAAAAAAGTAGGCTATGCCGAAATATTCGACCGCTACGGCTCCAAATACAGCCGTGTAAGTCCCCCCTCTGATAAAGAAGCCATCGAAGCCTTCCTACTCAGCCAAATAGCCCAAGTAAGCCAAGCAAATGGCTCAACTATCAGCCCTGCACAAATGTACGCCAATACCGCAGGAAGCCTCAGAAAAGTACGCACCGAAATTGAAAAGCAACGCCTACAACAACTCAATGATGGAAAATAACGAAAAAACAATCATACCTCGCGCCTATACCTATGAAGATTTAGCGCGCAAAAAGTATAAAACAATCGACCTATCACCCCAATGGACAGACCATCTCGGCAAGGTAGAACGAAGCGGCAGCCTCCTTATCTATGGCGACTCTGGACACGGCAAAACCACTTATGCCCTCCAACTAATGAAAGAGCTATGTCAAAAAGAAAAGGTACTATACAACTCCTTAGAAGAGTGCGGCAGCCTATCACTCATTGAAAACCTCGACCGCTACGGGCTCAAGCAATACCGAAAACGCTACACCGTGCAAAAAGAATATGTAGATAAAATGATGCTACGCCTGGACCGTCCACAACAACCTAAAATAGTATTTATCGACAGCATACAAGAGTGTTTCGACGGCAAGCCCGCAAGCCTATACAACAAGCTCATCGAAGCATTTCCTAACACCCTCTTTATTGGCATATCACAAACCGATAGTAAGGGGAACCCCAAAGGAGCCGTTGCCAACAAATTCTATTGGCTTAGTCAAAACCGCATTTATATAAAAGACTTCCGAGCCTACATCGAAAAAACACGTACTGGAGCCAATGAGTTAGAACCCTATCTCATCTCAGCCGAAAAAGCCCAAGAACGCGAATTTAAACTCTTAAAAACAAGCTAACACCTATGAATACAATAGCCCAGCAAATCACCTATCGCCACGCCATCGCCAAGCAATTAGGACTTACCTATTTGCAGTACGAAAACCTCCGTTATGAGTTCTATATAGATTGGTGTGTCCACCTTATACAACAAAGCAAAGCATCGCATTTAAAACCTCTCATCAGCCACGATAGTCTAATGAATTGGTACGATGATCAATGGTACAGCGAGGTGGAGAAAACCATCGAACGCCTCTACGGCAACGACATCACCCTATTCAATGCCGATGACGTTCTCCTGCTCATCACCATCTACGCTGAGAATATCCTGCAATACTATCCCAGTGTACTCCTAAAGAAAATAACCGCCCGTACCACTCACACCGAACACTAAGCGAACACTAACCGAACACCAAGCGGAGACGAAGCGGAGACGTACCAAAGTCGGCGAGCTGGCACAGCCGAGTATGTGTACCAAGTGCCCCCCACCGCTCCCACAACTCCCACAGCTCCCACCAAAAAAAAACAAAAAACCAAAAAACAATGAGAATAGAACCTAACGAAATAAGCGATTACGACTACATCAATCGCAAAATGAGAGAGCACGCACAAGAGCTCCTCAAAACCGCCAAAAAACAAAAACGCCCCGTGCGATACCTCCCCCAAGGCATCAGCGGCGATAGCGTGCGATGGTGGTCAGATCTCAAAGAATACGGAAAATTAGTAACAAAATAACAACTATGAATAGCAGATTTTTAGCATACACCGAAGCCCTATCGCTCGACACTTTCGTACAAATACTCACCTTCGAGCAACGGATGCAAACCTGCCTATTCCGAGCAGGTAAAACCGACAAAGTACCCGCCTTAGTCCAAGAGCTACAAGACTGGACAGAGCGAAAACGCTGGCTGCCACCCGCCTATCGCTACGATCCTAACACCTTAGAACTACAGTGGCAAGATGACAACGAACAATGGCAACCACTAACCGTACACCCCCTATACAAAGCCAAAGTAACAAGATATTAACAATATAACAATTATCAATTATGACAGTAGATTTAAGTAAACTCACAGCCACCGAACTCAAAGCCGAACTACAACGCCGCGAGCAAGCACAAAATGAAAACCGCGAAGCATACAAAGCCCTCGTCAATGAAGCCATACCACAAATAATCGGCAAGCTGCAAAACTATTCTGAGCAAATGGCAGAGGTGAAATTGCATACTTTTGAAGCTCTAAAAATTCTCTTGGACACCAAAAACGAAGTCTACGAAGTAAAAGGCGACCAACAAAGCCACACCTTCACCGATACCCACGGCAACACCATCACCTACGGATTCCGCGTCATTGACAACTGGGATGACACCGTAAATGCAGGCATCGAAAAAGTCCGCGACTTTATAGCATCACTCGCTAAAGACGACGACAGCGCCAAACTCGTAACCGTTATCAACCGCCTGCTCAAGAAAGACGCTAAAGGCAACCTCAAAGCCTCCCGCGTACTCGAACTCACCCGTGTAGCCAAAGAATTTGATAACCCCACCTTCACCGATGCCGTAACCATCATCGCCCAAGCCTACCGCCCACAACGTTCGGCATTCTATATCGAAGCCAACACCATCGACGAGCAAGGCAAAAAGTGCAATATCCCTCTATCGCTATCCTCGGTAGATTTCCCTCCTGGTACTGATATTAAGCACCTCTTCCCAGTACACGAAAAGTATGAAGAGCAACCCACCGCATAACCTACACTTTTAGCCGTTTTGGCGGTTAAAAGATGCTCCTCCGCCCTTAGTATGCCGTTAGTAATAAGAGGACGCTTTTATGAGACCCACTAAGGCGAGGAGCTATTTTTAAACAACGTTTAAACACCATTTAAAAATGTATTTTATAACAGAAAAAAACAGTGAAACTGGCAAAAAGTTTCAGAAGATAGCCAACAAATTAAATGTTTGCTTTGAAAACCAAAAAGCCTTAGCAAAAAAATATGGCTTCACCTCGTGGCGTGGAGCCTATTGGGTAGTAGCAGGAGGAATATCATCCGTAATGTTCCCTAAAGGTACTACTATAGACATCAAAGTATGGAAAGAAGTCAAAAAAGGCGAATATATGCCTCGCCTCAACACCAAGCAGGGAAAAGCTATACAAGCCGATTTAGAGCAAGCCATAACCATTAGCAAAGCTGAACTCAACGCCTGTATAGGTTGGGACGAAGGCTTTAGCAAGCATATTGGCTTCTGTAAGGCTAATAACGAATATTTTGGTTTTACCATTGATGATGATTGGACAGATATTATCATTCCTAACGATTGTACCGAAATAACAGCAACTAAGTACCGAGAACTTTTTAAAGAATAATGTATGACAACCACAATAAAACCCCATCAAATACGTATCCTCCAAACCCTTTTAGGCAAACGCTTTAAGGACAGAGAAAACCGCCTGCACTTTGTATGCAGCTTTATAGGGCGAGAACTACCCAGCACCAAAAACCTAACAGAAGATGAGTTTTTCGCCCTCGCCCAGCACCTTGGTTACCATTTTGAGATGCACGCCTACTTTAATATCGAAAACAAGCAACACCTAAAGCTATTAGCCCTATGCCACGAACTCGGTTGGCGCGACGAAGCCAACCCCAAGTATGCCGACATCAAACGCCTTGGCAAATGGTTCTGCTCAAGCAAAAACCCCTTTAAAAAAAGCATCCAAAACCTCACCCCCAGTGAGGTCGGCAAGGTCAATAACATATTCGAGAAAATGCTCACTCAACGCTATGAAAGAAAGTAAAAAAGGGGTCAGGTGTCAGCTGTCGGGTGTCAGTTCTACCACGTCCGACACGTCATTTGTCATTCGTCATTTGTCATTAAATACCTGCCCCCACAAGCATAAAGAGCTCCGCACCCTTGCCCACTACGTTACGGTAGAAGTAACTGCCTTATTCTGCAAGGACTGTGGTGCACAACTCACCAAAGAAGAGTGGAATGTATAACAATTTAAACACAAATACAATGAATAACAAAAAAGTAACAATTGACGAGTTAGGTATAACAGTGACCTACCAAGTTAGATTTAGCGGTGAAGTTCCTAAAAAAGTAGCTCAGCAACTAAAAGCTATGTACAAAGAAGGAATGGTATATAGTGAGGACGAAGACCCTCTAACCAATCACCCCTACAAAGAAGCTATAGAACTCGTTGCCGATGTAGGCGATGATGGAGCACCATCCCACTACACCTACGAAATCGACAGCTTAGAATTTTCAGAAGAAGCTGAAGGATAACCTTTAAAACAATTACAATATGAACGACAAAGTAAAAGAAAAAATCACAAAAGTCTACGAACTCGTAAAACGAGGCATAGCAGGAGAACAGCAATCAGCCGAGAAAATGCTAAATAAGTTGCTTGAGAAGTACAACATTTCAGAAGACGAGCTTAATAGTATCACAGAAAAAGAGTATTACTTTAAGTACTCCTCTGATTTAGACCAATGGCTATTTATGCAGCTCATTAACTACTTCTTTAAGGATAAAAGCTACAAAATTTACCGCATTAAAGGTAGTGGGGTAAAAGAATTTTCAATACAGATGCCTTACTTAGATTGGGTAACATTAGATAGTGCCTACGGCTATTTCAAAGCACATCTAAACCAACAATGGCGCAAACACGGCTTGCCAATAGTCAATCGTTGCCGAACTACCAAAACCAAAAACAAACGCCGTCAGGAAATGCAAGCAAGTTTTTTTTCGTTATACATAATTCGTTCAGGTATTTATCACCCATCACAAAAGAGCTCTTGTCGCCTTAGTGAGGAAGAAATAAAAAGACGAACTATCCTTCACGGAGTTGAAGGCGGTAAATACAACCAACAAGTAACTACTGGTCTATATTTAGAATAACCCTTAAACACTATTTAACAATGAAACTCATAGACCTTTTTAGTGGTATTGGTGGCTTTGCTCTCGGCTTTCAACGAGCAGGCTACGAATTTACAGAGCACTATTTTTCAGAGATAGACAAAAGCGCAATAGCTAATTATAAAAACAATTTTCCAAATGCCAAATACATCGGAGATATTACCTCTGTTCACGGAGGAGACTTTACAGATATTGACATTATCACTTTCGGATCGCCTTGCCAAGATTTCAGCCTTGCTGGAAAGCGTGCTGGACTTAAAGGAAACAAAAGTAGCCTTATCGAGTACGCAATTGCCCTCATTACTGAAATCAGACCAAGTGTTTTTGTCTGGGAAAATGTTAAAGGCGCTTTCAGCTCAAATGCTCGCGCAGACTTTTGGGCAATTCTCAAAGCGTTTGCCAACATTGGGGGCTATCGAATTGAATGGCAATTGCTTAATACAAGCTGGGTTTTACCCCAAAATCGCGAGCGAATATACCTTATCGGATATCTTGGAGGAAGAAGTATCCCAAGAGTATTTCCTATCGGAGAAAATGATTTTGTGCCTACAACAAAATCGAAAATTCAATCACAAACCCAAATTAGTGGAACAATTAAAGCCAATGGCAATATGAACCAAGATGATACTTACATTATTCCAAAAAAAGCGGGGACACTAACAGGAGGCGGAAAATCTGGAGGTTTGCACTCTGATATGACCATTATACAAATAAATCCATCTACTGAATCAAATGGGAGACAACCTTACCAACAAAATAGAGTATATGATGAAATAGGAATATCACCTGCCCTAACAAGGAATAATAATAATTTTATTATTAAACAACGTTCACGAGGCAAAAATAAAGGTGCAGACCTCAAAGTCTGTCCTACAATATCGAGCAACGCCTTTCAAGAAAATAATTTACTCGGTGGTGTACGACGCCTCACTGAAATAGAATGCGAACGCTTGCAAGGTTTCCCAGATAACTGGACACAATACGGCAACTACAACGGTAGAATAAGGCGCATTTCAAAGACAAAACGCTACAAGCTCATCGGTAACGCCGTAACCGTGGATATTGTAGAATTAATAGCAAAACGATTAAATTTTATATTACAATGAAAATCGCCCTTACCTTATCACGAGACCAAGCCGAAGTCCTTGCCCGCGCCACATTCATAGGGCAACCCCTATTCAACAACCGTGAGCAACGTGTACTTTACAGCATAATGCGCGAGGTAACCCTCAAAGCCACCCGCTTTTATATGGGTTTTACCACGCAAAAACAACGCAGGTTTTGGCTCAAACTCTACGAAGCCGATATGTTAGAAAAGTTCTTAGGATACATCCTTACGATGGAATGTTACGGACAATACGAACGACAAACACTGTTACAAATAACCTATGATATCAACGAACAATTAGCATAGCTATGGAAAACACCTACTTTTTTAAAGCCAAAAACACTCCCTCCGAGCATATTTTTAAATACGACTTAAACGGCAATTTAAGAGTGTTTGAAAACACTGGCGAACCCCTTACCATTAAGCAATGGCTTTGGCTCTTCCACCCCGACCGCCTGCCCTACACCGAAGAGCGAATACAAGCACTCGCCAACGATGAGGCTCTTAGGAAGCACTTCACCATAGAAAAAGTCCCCGCCTCAGTAACCTTTGAAGACTTTTGGGAGGCATACGGCAAAATCGGCACTAAAGCAGTTGCCAAACGCAAGTTCGACAAGCTCAAGCCCGAAGAGGTTATCAAAGCCTTCATAGGCATAGAGAAGGAAAAATCTAAAAAGAAGCTGGACGGCACCGCAATGCCCTACGCCGAGACCTATCTAAACCAAAAGCGATGGGAGTAATAAGTATAAAAAAGTCCGCTTGCATATAAGCGGACTTTTTTATACTTTTGCACCATAATATTCTATTCTCTTCGTGGCTATGCAACTTATAAGTCAAAAACAGCGCAAACAACGCCTACAGAGGCGTAATGAAAAGATACGTGAGCTCTTTGGTGAGCTTACTAACAAGTACCCCCAATGGCGTATAGATGCCGTAATTGAGGAGGTAGCAGGTAGGGTGTTCTTATCACCTCGTACTGTAGAAGCTATTATTTCTTATGAGGGTGTATATGCAGAAAGTTGAAAAAAGTTTTGGTAGTTTAAAAAATAGTTGTACTTTTGCAGTACAAATTGGTTGGGAGGAAACATAAGAAAACTCTTGACCCCAACTCAGGCAGGTAAGTAACTCATATTTACCTGCCTGTTTTATTTTACAGAGTCCAGTTTTCTTTAAGTATATCTTCCCTTAAGTAGGTTATATCCTTACCATTCCTAATTACAATTATCTCTTCTATCCATTCAGATCTATAAACACGGCTTTTTATAGCACTCCTTAAATTCCCATCTATAAAATCTGCTTTAATATCCAATACAATATGTTTGGCTTGTTCCTTTGTACCCCTCAAGGCATTATCAACAGCACTTTTAGTAGGCTTATGAATGCGCTTGTACTCTTGTTTTATCTCTAACGTTTTATTGAATGTATCGGCACTCTTTACACCTGGTGTATCTGACTTTGCTATAAGGTCTATTTCATAGCCATATTTATTAGCTAAGTAAGAAGCTATATCTACATTTTCGGCTTTCTCATCTTTACCGTGTAATGAACTTACCCTCACCGTACCCTTTTCAGTAGGTATGGTTTGCCACGTTTCCTCTGCTCTTTTAGCTTTAGCCTTCTCCTTTTTAAGTCGTTTTTCCACCTGCTTTTCTACTTCCTTAACGGCTTTTTCGCTCATTCCTTTGGCGTATGGTATCACGGGAAATATCTCCCCCGAAAGAGCAGGGTTATTAGCAAAGGCTTCTTTTATGGGTATATCTTCTGTACGTACGCCTTCTGTTACGGGGTCAGCAGTAGGCTCTACGTAGCAACGGCAACCCCAATCATTAGGGGGTAGGTGTGTTTTCCAAAAAGAATGCTCTACGGGTAGCGTAATTCCGTCCCAGGCGCGGTGTGTTTCGCGGGTTCGCTCATCGTGTACCGCGTGATAAGTAAGGTTAGGGTATATACGTTTGTTGGCTATATACTCCTCATACTTTTGTGCCGATAAGGCATTCGCTACTGTTTGGTTATACTCGGTTTGCAACCAACGCCTATTGTATTCTATATTCAGTTTGTTAGCTTCGGCTTTGAACTCTTGCCACGACAGCACCTTACCATTTTTAGTTAAAGAGGCTTCTATTTGCTGTTTAAAGCTCGTTTCTTTGAATGCAGAGAAGCGAGCAAGGTTGTGCTTTAGTGAGGTTACGAGTTCGGTATTGGTTTCCTCAATAGTAGGGTTGTATCCCTCTGCTAAGGCTTTATTTAGGTGCTTGTAGTAGTATTGCCATAGTTCTTTGCTTTGTGCTTCACTAATACTACGCCCTTCAAAAGCCTCACGTATGTACCCCTCTATGAGCCTACTCAAGTTGTTGTCTTCCTTGCTGAGCTTTATAGGCTCGTGCTTGGGGCAACAATGGGTATGATAATGTAGTTTGAGTAGGCTTAGTGCTGGGGGTTATCGTCTGGTTTAGGAGAAAGGGAAGAGGTTGGCATACTTTCTATTTCCACCCCATAGGTACGCTCTATATAGTCTTTAGTAAGGATATAGCCACGCCCTAAGAGTACCCCGTCTATAGTGATTTGCTTGTTAGGGTCTGTGGTTTTCTCTACTGCTATTTTGGCGTTATTGGGGATAGAGTAGCCAATGGCACGCATAGCGGGCAAAAGTTGGTTATTGAGGAATGCCAACATCTTCTTTTCGTCGGCATAGACAACCTCCTCCAAAGTATTCTCGTGTACCGTTCCTTGTGCCTTGCTGCTGCCGTTTTCGGTAGTCATTGTTTGGTGAAGTACGAGTTTTGATAACTCCTTGTCTAAGGCTTCAATCTTGCGGTAAAACACTTCGAAAGCATCTGCTTTGCTGTTCTCCTTAATATCTACTTCAGTACCAATAGGAAAAACACCATACGAAGCTGAGCCCATTTCCTCTAACCACTGGGCAACTTCCTCTTTCACGCTATCACTCTGTGAGGCAATTTTAGCTATACGGATAGGGATACCAAAGAGCTCCTCGAACTCGTCCCACGAACCCCACGAATGGCGCTTGAGGATTGCATAAGGAGCAGCCTTTTCGAGCAACCCCGAATGCTTGTAAAATTGTGCTACTAATACTACCTCTTGCACATCTCGTAGGTCTATGCCAGTGGTAGCATCGTAGTCTTTTAAAAGTATGTGCTTTTCGGGGATTACCAAGCCCCTATCAATAAGCTCTACGGCTTTGATTTCGCCTTTGGTTACCTCTTTGAGCCATATAGGAGAATGCCCGTGATATACACTTTGATGAGCGAACTCAATAACATCTTCAAACCATTGTTTGTCCTTGATATACTCGGTTAGGGTGTCGTCCTTAATCTCATCGATGACGATAACGAAGTCCTTATTGGTAGTTCGCAAAGTACGGTTTTCGGTGATACCAGTAAGGTGTCCGTCGAGGAGTACATCCTGGTATACCTCCTCCAATGGGTAAGTACGCGGGTAGTCCACACTATAGCGGGCATAACGAGCCGAGTGCCAATGGTTGAGTTCGGTACGCCATAGCCTGCGTTGGCGCTTGATGATGTCTACCATTAGATTAGTTACCTGCTGAATGTTTTGAGCCGTATTTTTGCCCAAATGTACCTTTTTATTAAGTGCATTACCACTAAGGGTGACACTCTTTTCTATACGTTGTTTATGGGGTTGCTTTGCCATTATTGTAGTTGATTGAATAAACGGTCTATTTCCTTTTTGATATTGTTGAATAAGGTTTTGGAGTCGCCTATAAATTGTCGCTTAGGCATACCCTCTAACCCCTCATTATGTCTACGGGCGTACTCCTTATGGGTGTAGAAGGTAACTTGCATTTTATCTACACGCGCCCTAAATGAATTGCGCAGCTTGTTGCCTCCAGAGTTGTGCCCTGTAAGGATAGCTCTCCCCTGGTTACGCTTGCCAAAGGGGGTAAGGGTGCCCTTTTTGCCTACCCTATCCGAACGGTAACGAGTAAGGTCTCGCCCTCGTGTATCGGTAGTTTTGCGAGGTTGCCACTTCTGTAAGCCCTCATCATTAAACCCCTCATCTTGGAAGTTCTTTTGAATAAACTTGAGCCCTTCTGTTTTAAGGACAATGGGGACATCATTAGCCACCAAGCGTGCGAGGGCTTCGAGCTTTCGGCGGAGTTCTGTAAAGTTATTATTACTCATAATTTTAATGAATTGCTTGTCGTGCTACGACTGCCTGCGGTGGCTCACCGCTACCAGTGATTGCGGTAGGTTTTGCGCCCTCCGAGCTTCATAAAAGACGTGGGCGTATCAGGGGTGCCGTCGCCATCAGTGTCTTTTAGGCGTTTGGGGAGGGCGACTTCTATCTCGCCTTTGGCTATCTTTTCGAGCCATAGCATAGCCTCATCATAGCGGAGCTTTGCCACTTGATTGAGGGTTTTACTTCGCCTTATATAGATTTCGTGGATAACAATATCCTTAAGGTATTTGAGTAGTATTTTGCTGCGCTCGTTGCCCTCTTTGGCAAAAATAGCCTCTGTATTGTAATACTTATAGAGGTAAGAAGCCATTAGGTCTATGCTTTCGGCAATGATTTCGGTTACTATCTGCTCATCGCCTTGGGTGATAAGGTCTATCACCTCTTTGGTGGCTACGGTTTTGAGTTCGTCTTTCGTTAAATACATTTTAAATCATATTTAATTTGAGTTTCTTAGGTTCGTAAGGGTAGGGTGTTTGCCTATAAATGTGCGTGGTGAAGGTTATGCGATAGCTCATAATGCCGTCATCACTTAGGCGTAGTTCCTCCTCTCGCACCTGCTGTACGGGTTTGAACTGCTCGCCTTGTAGGAATTGTATCGTATCGGTGATTTTGTCCAATATATCCAACTCCATAAGTCCCTCTTCGGGGTCGGCAGTTCCTAAGTGTTGGTCTGTCCAGCCATCTTTACAATAGAAGTCGATATGAAACTCACACTCGCCCTCTTGCACGTGTTGGGTCATCGTCTCGTATGTGATAGGCATTACCTGAATGAGTGCAGCCGTCCATATTTCGGGGTAGCCGTTTTCGGGGTTATCAAACTGACCGCGTTGCAGGTCTATCAGTTCAATGCCCTCAATAGTGGCAAGGGCTTTTTTTACTTTTACAAATAGTTCTTTTCTCGGAGTACTCATATAGTTCTACGTTTGTGTTTAGCAATAAAAGGTCGCCCGCTTTGTAAAGGGTTTTCGGAATAGCCAAAATACTGTTGGGCAAGGGTAATGGCACGCTCTAAGGTATCTGGGGCGTCGTCGTTTGAAGCTGTTCCTTTTTCAAAGGAAAGTAGCTGTTTATTAAAAGCGTTATAGTCCTTTTCTGAACGCTTGGGCAGCGTCTCGTCCCAGTACAATATCTTGCGAAAGAGCGCATTGGTAATCCCTGCCGAGATACGGTTGTGCTTGTCGCCCTCTTGGTGCAGACCAATAGGGATATTAGGGCAAGCGTTGTCCTCTGCACTCTGCATAATAATAGGTGTATAGACGGCTTTCTGTGCCATAGTAGCATCAAAAAAACCCATAGTGTTATAGCCTTTTTTAAGATACTTCTTTACCCACTGGGCGCGCACTTCCATAGCTGCATTAAGTTCACACCTTTGACAGAAAACTTCTAACACGTACAGCTTAATACCTTTGATACCAATGAGTACCCCCGCTTTATAGTCGCCTGTAGCGGTGTAGGACAAGTCCCAATGGTCAAGCAAGCCGTCCCACGCCTCGTTGTCTGCTATGCGTACCAAGGCAATATCTTTCGCCTTAAAGAGCTTGCCTTCTTCAATAGGGTTGTTGAAATCTTCCCGCTGTGAGGTATAGTAGTCATCGTTGAGCAGGATACGAATAATATCCTCCTTCGTATCGCGTTCTTTCCACGAGGGTTCCCACTCTATATCCATATAGTTCTCGCGGGTGATGTTGGCAGTAGCCAAATTGGTAACCGAGTCGTGCAGGTGCGGGCTATCTTTCCACTTGTCATAGAGGTAGTCTAATATGCCGTCTTTTACGATATAGTTATTATTGATGATGAGCCTTCCACGCTTGCGGTGAAAGGCTTTAACCAAGTCGCCTGTTATCTTTTTGCCGTACTTCTCTATCATATCGGGGCGTTTAGCTCTATCCAAGTCCTCTATATCGTCTAAAATAGCCAAGTCTGGGCGATACATGCCAAAACGCAACCCTCTGAAAGGTTGGTTAAGCCCCAACGCCTTAAAGTGCTTGCCGTCAGTAGTTTGAAAATCTCCATCCGACCAATCACCATACGAGAGTTGCAAGCCAAAGTCCTTGATAAACTTCTGATTGTTTTCAAGGTGTGCTTGTAAGTCGGATAGTAGTATTTTAGCAAGCCCCTCGTTAGCCCCTATGAGGATAGGAAAGAAAGTAAGGTTATTCTGCTTGAGGTGGCATATATTGCCCACATTCGACTGTATAGACTTACCTGCACCCCTAAACTTCTTTCTAAACTGACGGATATAAGGGTCTTTGTATAGCCTTATATAATCGTCAATATGAAACATAGGTGTTTTAGCATCACCCAAAGGCAAACCACTGTCAAGCCCGAAATAGTAATCGAAAAACTCACCATAGTTTTCGGGTTTTAGTAGCCGTTTGATACGTGCTTCCTGCTCGTCGGCTGTTTCCTTCTGTATAGCCTCGTAGGTAAGTTCCCTAATCATTTTTGATTTGGCAAAATAGCGTTCTTTGGCTTCTTTGAGTTCTGTTTTAGTCATCTCCTTTTTGTAATAATTCGGTTATATACATATCAAAGTAAGGGCGTATCTCTTTAATGGTATTCATATAAGTTTCACGCTTTTTACCGCTACTTTGCCCTGCTTTCTCTAAGATAAAGTTAGAGAAGCCGTCAAGGCTCTCCATAGTGTATACTGCTATCTTGTTATGGTCGGTAATGCGGTCAAAGGCGGCAACAATCTTAGTAATATCATCCGCCTTATAGGGCAAGGGTTCGCCCCGCTCAATAGCCTGCGCACACTTGAGCGTGAGCTTGCGAATATTGGAAGGTTTGAGTGTTTGCAGTTCTTTCTCATCATCCCATTTGCCCTCCTCTCGCCATTTGCCAAGCGTTTTAATACCAATGCCTATCATTTCCGATATATTGGCAATGCTAAAGCCTTTGGCAAAAAGCTCCTTAGCTTGTGATTTTTTGTAATCTGCCTCAACGGCGGTTAGTCGTGCCATATCTATTGTAGTAATTCATTTATCTTATTATTAATCTCGTCAAACTTTGCCACGTTGTTAGGGGCAAAGTTGCCAACTCCTGCAGGGGTTTGTATGATAGCTGTTTTGAGCTCATTTAAAAGCTCGTTTAAAAGGCTTTTAAAATCTACTTCACCCCGTTGCAGGTGTACCCCCGCTTTGTCTATGGTAAGCTGAGTGTCTTCTATCCGTAGGCTCACGCTCTCAATCTCGCTATAAGCCACTACATAGTAGCGGTTTTCGTCCTCCCCAATCGAAGCAATTAGTACGCTACTTCCTACCTTTGGGAAAAGGTAAAACCGCTCAGCATTATCGTTAATCACCGAGGCTAAGCGCACGGTATATTGTAGCTCGTCGTCTTTCACCACGCACGTACCTTGCGCTTTGTCTACTGATACCACTTCTACGGCTATGGTAGGGGTTTTGCGTTTGCCTATCTTCCGAAGCCCCTCAGCTAATTCTCTATCTATACTCATAATCTTGCTCCTATGGTTACTTGTCGGCGTGCTCCATTGCGCCCAAAAGTAGTTTCTACCTTCTTAATGAAGTACCGCTCGTCTATATCTTTCAGTTCTTTGTCTATGAGTTGCGCCTGCATACCTCGCGTGGCGTAGGGTACTAAGAAGCTCGTTATAGAGCCGTCAAAGCCGTCATACTTTAGCTTTTCCATTTCCGCTCGTGCCATAGCTCGTAGCTTAGCCTCATCGCTCACCACAGAGGTATGAAATGTTCTTAGCTCACCATCAGGATCACCCTCTTCAACAGTTTTCTTTTTGTTGTTCTTATCTATGTAGGTATATTGTATTTTTAGCCGACGTTCGTCCTTGGTACGATATTCCAAATCATTCGCTACAATATTGTAATTAAGGTCATAGCGTGCTGTTTGCCCTATATTGGTAAGCTCCGAAAGCCCTGCATATAGCTTGCCCTCATCATTAATAAAGATACTTAGCCTAAATTCCTCTTTGAGTTTATCCAATACCTGCGTACCATTGGCATTGCGAATGAGCCATTGGTCTAATTGCATTTGTGGTATATTATCATCTAGGGCAATAGGTGTATCTTTCACTACCTCCTGCAATACTTCTTTTAGGCTTGTATTTTGCCACGATTTGTTGATATTCTTTCTTCTAAGTAAATACATAGCATCTTCACATTCTATACTTACGGGAATGCTTGGCTTGACCTTTTTTACATAGCCCTCAAACTCCACCCCGCTATATACCCCCTCATAAGCAAGGGTAACGCTCACCTTATCACCTGCTTTGATAGCCTTTTCTGTATAGAGGCTATCACCTCCATTAGCTACTTTAAAATGGGTAGGAAGTTCAATCGTACAGGTGTCGGCTAACTCGTCTACCGATTTGGTGATTTTCACACTATGTACAGCTTTGAAGGTGTAATCCCCTATTTTGATAATTGCTTGTAATATAAACATTAGTATAAGTTGTTAAGTTGGGTTCGTTTTTCGTCTAACTCAGCATAGAAGTCCATATCCGACACGGCTTTGATGGTGTATTTCTGTATGCCCTCCTTACCCTCCATTGCCTCGAAACTAATATCTTTTAAAACAATGTTACGAATATCAAAAAGGGTAAAGAGTTTATTGCCTATAACCTCCAGACTTTCGTTCTTTTCAAACAAGCGGTTAATGCTTTGTACTTGTGCAGTAGGGTACAAGTCGGGGTTGTTGGTGTCTATACAAAGCCCCTTAATGGTAATTTGCCAGTCTTCAGTAGCGATATACTCTTTTACTTTACCTCTGCGGTGTTTGCCTACCGTTGCTGTCTCTACAATGGTTTTAGTGAGTGAAAAGCTCACCAAAGGTTCGTTTGGAAAAAGCGTTTGCACGCCTGCTTTGTCGGCAACCTTAAAGGTCATAAAGTATTGGCTACCATTGCTACGTGCTTCACTAATATTGGAGAGACTCGGTAGTACATATTTCTTTTTGTTATTAGCCCACCACGAGGGAAATGCTGGACCTACATAGTCCAAAAAAGCCCGCGCTGTGAGTTCTTTCAAATCAAATTCCATTATATACTTTGTTTTATCAGTGCAAAGGTCATATATATAAAGTAGGTAGCGAAATTAGCTCCCAACGCTTGGGCAAATTCAGTACAAGGTTTGGGCAAATTCAGTACAAGGTTTGTTTGCCGATTTTTATACCTGCTAAAACCTACTGAATTTTGCACCAGAATTAAGTGATGAACTAACACCAATTTGCTAATAATGAAACACCAATTTATCATCAATACCGAAAATGTAAATAGTTATGGCTACCGTATCCTTACTGACGGTATTGACTACAAACAATATATGCGCAACCCTGTCGTACTCTTTATGCACGAAAGAGGTGTTAATGCTTATAAGGGTAGTGAAGTCATAGGGCGTTGTACAAGGCTCTACAAAGAGGGGACTACCCTTATAGCTGAAGTAGAGTTTGACGAGCAAGACGAGTTTGCTAAGAAGATAGCTGGCAAAGTAGAACGTGGCTATATACGTATGGCTTCAATGTTTGCCGAAATCAAAGAAGTATCTGCTGATCCGCATCATCTTTTAGAAGGACAAGTATATGAAACCGTAACCGCTTGTAAGCTCGTGGAAATCTCCATTGTTGATATAGGAGGCAACGACAATGCCCTCAAGCTATCCAAAGACGGCAAGCCCTTTCAACTCAAAAAAATAGTAACTAATACATCAAACAATATGGACATTAAAGTGATAGCCCTTGCCCTTGGTATGGGCGAAAACTCAAAAGAGGAAGCAGTACTTAGTGCTCTACATAACCTCAAAACAGACAAAGAAAAAGCAGAAACCGAAGTAGTGGCTCTGAAAAAAACAATTAGCGAAACTCGCACTGCCGAAGCTACAACCTTGGTAGATAAAGCCGTACAATTAGGGCTTATCCCACAAGCCCTCAAAGAAAGTCAGCTAAAGCAGTTTGAAGCCGATTTTGACGGACAAAAAGCCGTGCTATCTAAACTTGTAGTCGACAAAGAAGCTGAGAATACACGGCAAGGAAAGGCTAACACAGTGCGTGAGGTAGTGTTAGGGGCAGGTGCAAAACCAACAGGTACTGCCGATGAAAGCTATGACTACTTGCAAAAGAAAAACCCCGAAAGGCTCCGAGCTATCCGAGACAAAGAACCCGAAGAGTATGCCCGCTTAGCTAAAGAGTACGCCAATGGGGTACGCTACACCGAAAAGTAATTTAATAACCCTTTAAAAACAATTTAAACAAGTATGAAATTATCACTAAAAGCATTATGTATTAATGTGGTTTTGGCATTCCTTGCCTCCCTTTTTATCGCCCCAGTTTTGGGTGCCTCAGTACCCTTGGTGGCTACAACTATCGTGGCAACTTCCACCGTAGCCCAGTACATAGCCCCAGAACTCTTTAAGGGTATTGCAATGGAGGGGCTTCAAACCGAAGTATGGATAGCAGGCATTAAAGAAAACCCTATCCCTAATAATTCGTTTGTCTATCAGAGTGTAGACTTGTCGCAATATGTAGAGCATAATAAACTACACTTGGCAGAGGCAGGTGTGGAACCAACGGTACACGAAGATTATTTTGCTACAGCTAATAACCCTCTACCCGTTGCAAATATAGAAGATATAGCTAATGAGGTAGTACTACACACTTACTCTACTGAGCAAACTCGCCACAATGAGTTACAAGAAATAGAACTTTCTTACGACAAGCGTTCCAGTGTAATACAACGCCACCGTACATCATTGGCTAAAAATATAGGAAAACGCGCCGCTTGGGCGTGGGCACCACAAAAGAACAACGAATGGAATAAGGTGTGTAACTTGACTGCCAATGACTCAGTATTAGATGCTATTATAGACATCAAGTCCTTTTTGGAGGGTAAAGATATCTATGACGGTATTAACATTTGTCTTAATGCTGACCACTTTGCACGTATCCGCAAAGAGGATAAACGCCTCTACAAGGATATTATGAACGAAAACCAAATGTACGGCATTAAGGTGTTCCGTTACAACCAAACACCCCTCTACACTAAAACTGGTGAAAAGAAACCTTTTGGGGCTACCAAAGATACTGAAGATAAACAATCATCTTTCGTATGGGTTACTGATGAGGTATTTCGTTGTTTTGGAGATGTGAAAATGTACCCTACATTAAGTGACTCTGGGTTACAAGCCGATACCATCTCTTTTGCACAACGTGCCTTAGTAGGGGTTATCCGTGCAAAAACACCTAAATTCTTAGGAGCTATCTTATAGGAATATATAGTAGGGTGAGCGGACGAGTTCAATGGTATCCATACCTCACCCTACTCCTATATTAACTTTAAAACAGAATACAATGACAACAGCAGAAAAAGCAAAACAATATTTTGAGGAAAACAAAGCGACAAAAGAGCTCTTTGCTACCTCCGATGGTTTCCTCTTCTTACTAAAAAAAGATGCGCAAAACCACGCACAAACCTTAGAGGATAGCACAGTAGATAGCTATACTAATGAGGTAGAAGATAAAGTAGTAACAGAAACACCAGACAAAACTGAACAATCAGACTCTGAAGGTGAGACTGTAACAGATACTTCAAAATTCAACTTTTTTAAACCTAAAAAATAATGGCATTACCTAAAGTATTATTCAATATTGCCAAAGACGGCTTAGGCAGAACTACGGCTATACAAAAAACTACTGGGCTTATCACAACGGGAGTTACGGTGAGCAATAAAGTAGAATTGGGCAAGTCCTACCAAGTATTCTCACTAAAAGAAGCCATAGCTTTGGGAATTTCAGAAACTGAAAACGCTTTTGCCTACAAGCATATCAAAGCGTTTTATGACCAAGCCCCTACGGGTACCCCCCTATGGGTAATGCTCGTATCAGATGCCACTACTATGACGGCAATGCTCGACAAAGATGGCGCTTTTGCTCCAACTCTCATAGCTGATGCCAAAGGAGCTATCCGCGTGCTTGGGGTAGTGAAAAAAGCAACTGGTAGCGAGACTATCACCGCAGGCTTAGACGCCGATGTGCAGACAGCCGTAGTGAAAGGGCAAGCCCTTGCCCAGCACTTTGAAAAGAAGTATATGCCTTTTAGGATAGTTGTATCGGGCAACAGTTGGAACGGCAAAGTAGCCGACCTTACTAATTTCTCCGAAAACGAACTCAACAAAGTAGCTTGTTTTATTGGGAATGACGATAAGGAGAAAGAAGCATCAGTTGGTTTATTTTTAGGCAAAATAACCAAAATACCCGTACAACGCAAAATTCACCGCGTGAAGGACGGCAGCGTATTACCCTTGGTAGCATACTTTACCGACGGCATGACTATCGACAGCAAAGCCGACCAATGGGACGCAATAGACGACAAAGGGTATATCTTCTTTCGCACCTTTGTAGGGCGTTCGGGATACTACTTTTCGGGTGATAATACCCTTACCAAGCCCACCGACGACTTTAAGAGCCTTAGTAACGGCTTAGTAATGGACAAAGCAATGCTCCTAAGTTATGGGGTATTGGTAGAGGAACTCAGCGACGAGGTGTTACTATCCGAAGATGGCAGTATTCACCCTGCTATTATCAAAGGTTGGCAAACCAAACTTGAGAGTACCCTGCAAAGCCAAATGGTATCGCAGGGCGAGCTTTCGGCTGTAAAGATTGATATAGATCCAAAGCAACGTGTACTACAAACAGGTAAAGTGGTGATAGGTATCAAACTGTTACCCGTGGGCTATGCCGACTTTATAGAAGTAAACATCGGTTTTACTACAACAGTCAATTAGTAGATTAGAAAATTAGTAAATTATGGCAACATTCGACAGCAAACAATATGCGTGGTGTAACCTCTCTATCGTCTTTGGCGGGCGCATTATCATAGGAGTTACAGAGTTGGAGTACACCGAGAAACAAGAGAAAGACTTTCTTTATGGGCGCGGCTGCAAACCTCACGGAGTGGTGGCGGGTAACCGTAGTTATGAGGGTAAAATAAGCCTATGGCAAAGTGAGGCAGAAGCAATGACCCGCGATGCCCCAAACAACGATATACTTAGCCTTAGCTTTGACCTCGTGGCTTCCTACGTGCCTTTGGACGGCGGACAGATAGTTACCGATATTCTCAAGCACGTGGAATTTACCGAAGTGAAAAAAGGAATGAAGCAGGGCGATAAGAATATGATAATGGAGCTTCCTATTATCTTTACAGATGTAATACGCCAAGCCTAACAAATTAAACAATAACAAAATGCCTGTGCAGCTTGCACTTTAAAAACCTTTTAAAAGCAGTTTAAAATGATAACTAAAGAACAAATAGAAGAATGGAAAAAGCAGTACAACGATATTTATGTACTGAATATTGAAGACAAAAAGGCGTATTTGCGTACGCCCGACCGACAAACCCTTAGTTGTGCCTCTACTTTGGCGACTAAAGACCCGCTAAAGTTTAATGAGGTAGTACTCAACAACTGTTGGTTGGGTGGCGATGAGGAGATAAAGACAGACGATGCGCTCTTCCTCGCCGCCAGTAGCAAGTTGCCCGACCTTATACAGATTAAAGAGGCAACCTTGGAAAAGCTCTAAGTGATGCGGAAATAGACGAGGGGCGGGATTGGCTTCGTATCACTAACGCTTCCTTGCGTTACTATATGCGAATTACCAATCCCGACGACCTCACCGATACCCAGTGGGCTATGCGAGTAAAAGAATTAGAATGGCTTCGGCAAAAAGAAAAGGAACAATAATCACCAATGACAGACTTGTTACAATATACCTTGTCCTTACGCGATATGGTAAGCGACCGCTTGCAACGCATCAATATCACTACTGATGCGATGCTTGACCGCTTTGGCTCTTTGGAACGCCTACAAAGGCAGGTGTCGCAAGAGTTTAGCCAAATGGGCTCTTCGGTGAGCACCTTGCAAAGTCGGATTAATCTATTGCGTGCTGAGCGTGATTTGTTGCCTGCTAATGGGCTTACAACCATTCGCACTTATAATAGGGAAATCAACCGCTTAGAAAGGCAGGTTACCCACTTGCAGAACAATACTGGGGGGCGTCTGCGCTCTTGGTTCTCTCAGGCAATGGCAGGGCTACCTGGTTTGGCTACCAACCCTCTTATATTGGCGGGGGCCGCGCGAGGGGGGGGGACACGCCAGGGGATGGAAGCCG